TTATCATTATCGTGTGATATCCAAGCAAAAGTTAGCAAATATGTTTTATCAAACAGCAAAGGAAATTGTAAACTTGAACTTGAACCGCGATGGATATTTATTTCTACATAATGATGTATACACATACAAGTTGGATGTTGAGCTTACTATAATTGCCTGTTATATTGGTATAAAAAATATTAATAATGAGGTTGTAAAAATTCTTAATGTATGCGACGATAATGGAGTAAAAGATAATTTGTTCAGGAATATGAAGTTTTATAAGGATATCTTGAAGCCGACACATGTATTAAATTTTGACGATACATTTGAAAAATCAATTAATGGAAAAATGGTAAAGTTCCGTTCATCGTCTAGTTGTTTAATTCCAAAGAAGAACAATAGTGGTTATTTGTTCAATATAAGGTATGTGAATTATTACATTGATAGTGGAGGTGGATATTTAGATTGTAATGACCATATCATAACTATGAACCGCTTTGTTGAGTTATCGCCAGATTACATGATTCTCAATGATAAAGTATTTGAGGTTACAAATACAACCGGACGATATGTTGGAATTGAGGATGTGAGGATTTTTAACGATGTAAATAACGATGACTTATTGTGTATTGGAACGGGTCAGCATAAAAATGGTAATCTTGGGATTGTATATGGAAATTATGATGTAAATAAGAGTGAACTAGAGGTCAATGAACTGAAGTCATCTTTTTCGGACAATAGCTGTGAAAAGAATTGGGTGTTTACAGACTATCAAAATGAAACGCATATCATTTATAAGTGGTGCCCTCTACAAATATGTAAAATTGATAGAGAGAATCATACGATAAATCTGGTCGAAGAGAGAAAAATGCCCAAGATATTCAATAGAACGCGTGGTTCGACTTGTGGCTTCAAGTATTTGAATAAAGAGACCAACCAAATCGAGGTTTGGTTTGTTCTCCATATTGCGTCTTATGAGCAGCCGCGTCATTATTATGATATGATTGCGGTATTTGATGAGTCGCTTAATTTACTGCGTTATTCGGCTCCTTTCAAATATGAGGATGCGCCAATTCAGTATTGTATTGGGTTAATTGTGAAAGATGAATCTGTCATGATAAATTATAGTATTTGGGATAGAACCACTCGTGTTGGTATCTACAACAAAAAGTATATCGATTCTATCGTAAAGTATACGTAATTAACTTTTAGAAACAACCTTTAAAAAGGTTGAAAAAATTAAAAGCGATTTTGCTCTCTTTTCCTTGCTTCATGGAAAAAAGTGATTTTATAATAATAAAATTATTTGTTATTATAAGTTAGTAATTATCTATAATTGTTTTATTGTGGTCGCCTCGATACACATCAAATAAATCTTTGTTTTCATTATAAATAAAATACCATAGATTTACCTCCCAAATCAAACTTTTGTGTTCATCAATAAAATCTAAACAACGCATTTTCATTAAATCCGCAAATTTACACAAACTATTTTTATCTCCGCCAAATACACTGCCTGCAAAATACCATAATACCTTTGTATGGTATCTATTATGATAATAAGCATTTAAATCCCAGCACCCGGCAATTCTAATCTTGTCGTATTTTTTGTGTGTCATTTTATAAATAATCTCGGCAAAATCTTCACTATTTATCATGTGAAAAATACCAAAATCTATCCACATAAATTGCTCCGTGTTAAAGGGGTCGAGATCAATAGCCTGTTTTACCCACTCAGTTTTATTACACTGGACAAACATGTATTCTAACGTATCCTTTCCATGATTGGTAGTTTCAATATCAAATTTTGTTATATTTTCATTTTCTTTATATAAATAACTATCAGTCTTCTCTACAAAAACAAATTTAGTATTGATAAAATTAATACCGCAAAGGTGTTCATCATATATTGATTTTTCTATAAAAATAACCTTTGGTGTATCTATGGTAAGCAATTTTTTACCATATTCAATATATTTACACACATCTCTATAAGAATTTATGTTTGATATAAAGGCAGAAACTATCGTCGTCATTTTTATACTTAAATACTTGAAGTATTTAAATATATATTCAAAAATATTATTAATAATCATCGATCATTGATCGATCGTGCTCACAATCATAGAAATTGAATAAACTCGGGTTTTCTTGATGTATCAAATACCATATATTCACCTCCCACATGATTGTATTTTGTTCGCTTATTGTTTTTATACACATATCTTTTGTTAGCTGCGAAAACTGAATTAGTTTATTTTTGTTTCCGCCAAATACCCCACCACCAAAGTGCCAGATAACATTACTGTATGGATTTTCATTATAATATGTTCGTCCAAATTTTCTCCACACCGAAGAAGCCCTTATAGTGTCATATGAAGTTCCCTTCAATCTCTCAATGCTTTTAACAAACTCCTCATTATCACATTTGAATATATGACGAATACCAAAATCAATCCATATAAAATTATCACCGTTAAACAAATTTAACTCAATTGCTTGTTTTATCCACTCTGTTTTATTACACATCAAAAAAAAGTAATCTATAGTATCCTTATCTGGATGACCAGTATGAATACGAAAATTAGTTAATAAATGTGTATACTGATATAAATATATATCTTCTCTTTCTGTAACAATCAATTTAGTATATTCATTTTCATAATCCTTTAGTTCGCTATACGTTTCTTTATCCACAAATACAATCTTATTTACAATCGCCTTCAAAAACAATTTGCCATTCTGTAAATAATCATCGAGCTTATAATCATTGCGATTATTCATATTCCTTATAAACGCGCTTACGATTGTAACTGGGGCTTTTTCCTCGCTCATATAAGAGGTTACTGTAATATATTTAATATATAAATATTGTAAATATATTTCAAATCCACAAATAGGGGCCATCGCCCTTTACAACTACATCCTTTTTATATGGTTCAACATCCACATCAAAGCGTTTACCAATTACTAACCAATGAAATTTACCATTTTTGCCATATACATTAAATGAATTATTTTGTATTTCATCAAAATTATATACTTTCACAAGACCATCATAAACCGCTGTAATTTGAATTGTGAAATCACTTGCTAAATTTTTAACATAATCTGGTAAATAAATCACAACACTGTTGTTGTTAGTAATTTCTCCTTTACCGCGATAATAGACAGCCGCCTCAGGTCCTTCTAAACAAACATGAACCAAGTATTTGCTTTGATCATCCGGATGGTCAATAATAAAACTCTTCCCAGGAGGACCAGTCGGTCCAATACAGTTTCGACCAGTTGGGCCAGTTGGACCCTCTTGACCAGTGTATCCTGTATCACCAGCAGGTCCAATCGCACCTTGACCCGTTGGTCCAGGAGGCCCGACAGGGCCTTGAGTTCTTATATCACAGCACCGCTGTCTACCTAAATTCTCAATAGTATTTCTGGAATATCCCCACATATTATATATAGCTTTATAAAATTTTACTATTGAATTTACAACTTAATCAACTCCACAAATAAGGTCCCTTTCCACACAGTTTCACTTCTTCCTTTTCCGGTTCAACAAGAATATCATGTCTTTTCCCGATAACTAACCAATTAAATTTACCATTTTCACCATATACAGTAAATGAATTATTTGTTAATTCTGTAAAATTATACATTTTCAACTTACCATCATAAATTGGTGATACAATTATGCTACAATCTATCAACATTTGTTGGGTATATTTTGGGAGATGAACAATGATACTATTATTATTTATTATTTCTCCTGTTCCGCGATAAAATATGCCCGCTTCGGGCCCTTCTAAACAACTGTGAACTAAATATTTATCTTGGTCGTCAGGATGATCGATAATAAATGTCTTACCAGGACCCGTAGGGCCCGTATCACCCCTACGACTCGCCCCAGTGAATCCTGTGATACCAGTTGGTCCAGTTGGACCAGTATTGCCTGTTATTCCCTCAGCATTCTCTCCAGTTGGACCAGCAGGACCTACAGGACCGTAGCCTCTTGAATCACAGCAAATTTTTTTACTTAAATAGTCATTATAGTTCATTGAGAATCTCGACATAATATATACTCTTATAAAAAATCCACTTTTGAAAAAGTGGAGCAAAAAGTTATAGAAGGGAGTTTTTAAGCCCAGGTGTTTAAGTGGATGGAAGAGCAGCTAAACACAGCTTAATTTCCCCTAGACTCGCAACATTATACTTAACGACAAGAGGTAGATCATTTTCCAAGTAAACCTCAATCTGTGAGCACAGATTGGTGCATTTAATAAAATATCCCAAATTCTTCAATGAGAATTCCCCCTGAATGACCTTTGTGGCATCCTGCTTCAAAACAAACCCCATACTTCCGTCAGATTCGGCGCGATGAATCTCTGCCGAAGCAAATTGTCCAGAGCATTTAAAAATAAGCTCATTGCCAACCGACTTAATCTCCAGTTTATCAGAAATACAAGATAAATCACGGATAATTTTTTGGAAATCAGCAGACGGTAAATTGATAATTGATGAAAATTTTACGTCTGGATACTCAAGCTCCTCGGGGTCTGGCTCAATTAGGCGCAGCTTTTGGGTCTTACACTGCTTAATCTCACCATTTTCAAATTTCAGCGCCAAATGTGATACAATTCCATCTACATAATCGGCATTTTCAATATAAATCGACAGCGTATCATCGTTATCAATCGAATTAATTAGTTTAAACAAATGGAACATGTTAACGCCAATAATAATTTTCTCCTTCTTACATTCATAAAACTCAAAGTTCTGGGCAGCTAAATACAAATGTGCTAAAATTGTGTGAGACTTGTCCATATTAATGATTCGAATTCCATCGGGCTGAAACGATATATTTGTTTCCAGTAAAATATCCTTAAGCGCCGTCATTAGAGTTCGAAATGGCGCAATTTGAACAGTCTTAATTGTTAATACATTTCCTTCGGTGCCATTATTATCATTAAAATTAGACATTATACATTGTCTTACCGTATATCTTTAAATAGTTACGCATTTTAAATAAATTATATTTATCCGCGTGTCTTTTGAAAAATACACTTTTCACGGGGGTTCCCTTCGGGACCCCGTAAGCCCCCCACCACCCGAAGGGTGGGGACTCCACTGTAAACTGAAAAAAGAGAACTAACATAAAAGTTCACCTAAAAAATGATTGGTGTATTCAATTGACAAATTAATCCCTTCTAACAAGAGTTTGGGGAAATCACTGGTATCTATTTTAAAATTGACTCCATGACGGTAAACAATTATATTTGGAGAATTATTTTCATCCCATAAATAATAATTGTTCCAGTATACGGGATAATGATTGGCAATATATGTAAGCTTTTTCAATAAAATGGGATTCCAATTTAAATACTCAATAATAGGATATTTGGGTAAAAAGTAAATCGTATTATTCTTCTTGTTAGACCAGACAATATAACGATGGTGTATATAACCACAATAATTCAATCCAATATTTCGATTATCGTGATTTATGCCATCAATATTTCGTAAACATTCTATTAGCGGTGATGGCGTATCAATATAACCTTTCGGCGAAACCCTCATCATTTCACGTAAAGCAAATTCTGGATTTGCTATATCTTCCATTGTATGCCTACAATAGACAAAATTGAAGAAATTATCAACAACTGGTATCTTATCAAGATCCAAATCAATATTGAACCTATTTGATTGTGGAATTAATTGTAATTTGTTTGTTTCATCTTCAAAATCAACAACATGAGTTGCTTTTTCAAACGGTATTGTAGCGCAACCAATATCAATTATATTTGAGTTCACATTACGATTATTTAAATAAGCTACAAGCTTGCTAACAATTATTTCATTTCTCCACCAATAATGCCTAACAACTGTTTCACATTCTCCTAAATTTTCATTTACACTGTCAATATTGTCAATAATGTTTATATTATCAGGAACTGTAACAACCATATCATAAATATTTCAATAACCTTTAATTATTATTTAAACAAATCAAATTATACAAATGTAATGTCATCTTTAACAAACTGTTTACAGCAAATCGCTGAACTTTTTGAAAAATATAAGGATAATCCGTATATGTTACAACGCGTGAACAATCATGTGCTACATTACCTCCCAAATACATTGACAAATGAATGGTTAAATTATGAAAAAAGGGTCGACCGTCAAAACTTTCTGACAAATGAGCAACAGATATTTATCCAAGTATTTTTAAGTAAAAATCAGTATTTTTATCTACCCAACAATAGTTGTTTTTATGAATACAATGGCAAACAATATACCATTGTAAAAGAGGATGATATAATCCACAAACTATTATCAAATATATCAAAGGATCGAGTCCTGCTACAATGGAAATACAAAACCAAGATCAATATTGTCAAACAAATTAAAGATCGAAACTTATTTGACTCAATACCAGAGACAGACACGATCCAATACATCCTCAATCTATTGTGTCCGCTAATATTCTCGAGCAAAAATGAAGCAAAATATTTTTTAACAATTGTAGGAGATAATATACTTAAAAAAAGCCCCAATCACATATTTCTTACTAGCAAAAAAATCAAGAAAATGCTGACAGAACTTGATTCTATCGCGTATGCGACAATTGGAAACACCAATACAACACACAATTTTATGACAAAATATCACGAAAATCATTCATATGAAAATTGTCGTCTAGTAAAAATTAATGAAACATTTTCAACAGATTTATGGAAAAATATCATGAGGAATAATGGTCTTGACTTGTTATGTGTTGCTGCGCATTATTCAAAACGGTATGGTGACTCCGATCAATTTATTGACAATAAGGCAGATGAAGATTTAAAATCCTACGCATATTATTTAAAACTGTTTCCACAGTCTCTAATCATTGACAGTTTTTGTTCCAAATGTGTTATTAAATCGGCGGGGGTTAACATTGAATGGAAGAATTTACATTTTATATGGAAACAATATTTGTCAGGATTATATCTTCCAAGTATGATCTATTCCAACACATTGAAAGCAATTTTAAAGGATAGATTTCAATTTGATGAATCAAGCGAAACATTTTTAAATGTAACCAGCAGATATTTGCCAATCCACAGTGATTTTATCCAGTTCTGGGACACAACAATAACTGATCAAAATGAAGACAATGAATTAGAAGTGGATGAAATATGTTCCCTATTTAAAATTTGGTCAAAGAAAAATGAAGAATCATTGATGTCAAATGGAAATATCAATGAAGAAAATGTAATTAAAATTCTCAAACACTTTTTCCCAGATGTTGAAATTGTCGAGGACAAATACATCTTAAATGTCAATTGTGTTTTATGGGACAAAAATAAGGATATTCAAGATTCGTTTGTTTATATAAAGGAGCAAGTAAAAAATACGCCAGCGCTGATATCATTTGATGATGCCTACAATTATTATTACAAATATTGTGGGTCGCTATCGAAAAAAATGATTGTTAGCAAACGATATTTTGAGAAATATTTGTATATAAATATCTCACATCATATTGTGTATGAGAAATTTATAGAAACGGAATGGTTCCTAACCGATGGGAACTAACCCTTCTGGAAAAATTATACAATATTGAATATTGATATTGAATAATTATATCGCTTTTAAAAATCCACCTTTTCTTAGCGAATCAATAAGTCGAAAATTTTGTTCCCTTTTTTCACGAAGTAATGAAAAGTTAATTTAGTTTCCAAGGCCGGCCGCAAATTGAACGGCGTTCCCGGAAGTTCCAACACCTTCTCCGTCAAAGGGAGCGGCACCAAGCGCATAATTGATACCATTGCCTCCGCGCATTTTCCTAGACCTGGACCTAGACCTAGACTTGGACCTAGACTTCTTACCATTGAGCATAACAAATCCAAACTTGCCCTTCTTGGTTCCATACCCAGCCCTGACAAGGCGCTTCTCCTTCTTGGCGGTCATATACTTCGCCCTGGAGACAATCCGCCCCGCCTTATTTTGAAAGAGGTCACCCTTGGTAAGTCCGCCAGACGTTTTGAACGCAGTCCCGTGCCAAACTTGGGCGCGGGTTCCAATCAGCATTTCGAAGCCTTTTCCTTTAACAACGTATTTGCCGTTGGCGCTTTTAGTGAAACGAGTCATTATAAAATTACATGAGAAAATAAATCCTCATCCACTTTTTCCAAAAGTGGAGCAAAATAGATAAAAGGGGGCTTACGGGGGTTTACCCCCGTGGGTTAGAACTTGTTTTTGGGAGGAGACCCGCTACCTCCGGGTTGACCAGCCGTTCTTCCTAAATAATTTATAATAACAGGTTGTTCTAAATAATAACTGCCAAATTGTGTGCTTCCTCCAACCTTACTTTTCAGTATATTTGCGACTCGTTGATTGTTGGATATGTTTGTATCATTGCTTTGTCGAATAAACTTGTCATATTTATCGGGTACGCATACACATGTCTGCTCTTTTCCTTGTGCACTATATAGCGCAGCATAATTTATCATCCTACTAGAATTTGACTTATTACCGGGTGTAAATTGACGATACGAATACATAATATACACATATGAAGATTTAAAAATACAATTTAAAAATTACTTATAAAATAATAATAACATGACTTCGACATCATTTTTTCTAAATCTAACACCTACTAATGGGTGTGGTTTTTGTAATCAAATATACTCAATTGTCGGTGTTTGTCGACATGCGAATGAGTTGAATATTAAATACATCTTCCTAAGCAAGTATTTGAAGGAAATTCATGGTAACAACTACTGTAATATTAGTGAGATAGTAGACATTGACAAAACAAATCAATATTTGAAACAACACAATATTACATTGATTGATGGCAACACATTTACATTCAAGATAGATTCAATTAAATATGGTAACAAAACTTGTGCGATTGATCTTACCGACCTTCTAGCTCCAACTTGTTTAAATGATAAAATCATATCGATCGACACAACAATCAATCTAAATAAACTCAAAGGCGACCCATACGATTTTTACAAAAAAAAGTTTTTTATTGAGCTAAATGGGCCAAAATCATTATTTATAACATACTTGATTAATGATATTATTTTCTATCGAGAATTTGAAACCTCAAATGGTTTCTTGAAATCAAATGTAGATATTAATTATCGTGATTTAAATTACATAAAAACCATAAAATCGTACAACGATGGGACCCCACTATTCCATGAGTTTGTTAGGAGATTTGTCTTCAGTAACACCATTGTAAAAAAATCGCAGGATTTCATACAAAATAATATTATAACCGCTTCTAACGGTAATAAAAAAATCAACACAATTCATTTGCGACTAGAAGATGACGCAATTGTCCATTGGGGAAAAGAATCTAATTATACAGACTTGAAATTATACAAATCCATCTTGGAGGAAAACTATATTCGCATTATAAAGCAGTTTATCGAACCAGATTCAATTACGATTCTTTTGGCAAGTGACTATGATAATAATGTTGTAAAGTTTTTGAACAAAAATAACTACAACTACATTCAAACTCCTAATTTGGACCCTTATCGAGATGTTTCGGCGATCATAGACATGCATATCGGACAAACTTGTAATAATGTATGTATTGGTGTTCAAGAGTCAACATTTAGTTATTCTTTGTTTTTTCGCTCGAAATCCAATGTAAAAAAAATAATATTATATTACACGAATGTTGAACACCACGGTTCTATTTTGACAAACGAATAAAAAAATGAAATCATTTAAACATAAAAATTAGATTACACATACAATACAATGACTGACCTAGTAAAAACGTATCAACAGAAAACTGATTTGGAACATATCAAAGATAATCCTGATACTTATATCGGGTCTATTGAACTTGTGGATGGTGATTTGTGGATTATAAACGATGATGGAACTAAAATTGTGTTAAAAAATATTAAGTATATCCCCGCACTTTTAAAGCTATTTGATGAAGGAATTGTAAATAGTAGTGATCACTTCAAGAGAATGCTCCAGGCAATTGCTAACAAGGTTCCCAATTCACTTCCTGTTACAACCATTGAAATAACTATCCAACCAGATGGAACAATTATTATGTACAACGATGGTAATGGGATTGATATTGCGGAACATCCTGAATATAAGATTTGGATTCCGGAGCTCATCTTTGGGCATTTGAGGACTTCTACCAATTATGATAAGACGGAGAAGAAAATTGTTGGTGGTAAAAATGGTTTTGGGTTCAAGCTAGTTCTAATTTGGTCAACGTATGGTTCTGTTGAGACGGTTGACCATGTTCGTGGTCTCAAGTATTTTCAAGAATTCAAAAATAATTTGAGTACTATTGAAAAACCCACCATTACAAAGTGTAAGTCCAAGCCATACACGAAAATTACATTCAAGCCTGATTATTCGCGACTAGGGATTGACGGATTGTCACCCGATATGATTGCGTTATTGAAGCGACGTGTGTACGATATTGCTGCGATAACTGATAAAAACATAAAGGTAAAATACAATGGTGACCCGGTATCAGTAAAGAATTTTCAGCAATACATTGACATGTATATTGGGGATAAGGCGACTGCGCCTCGCGTATATGAGGAGAACGGCGAACGCTGGGAGTATGCGGTCGGTCTGTCACCCAGCAATGAATTTATTCAAGTGTCGTTTGTAAATAGTATACACACAACTAAGGGTGGAGAGCATGTCAAATATATTTTGAACCAAATTACGAAAAAAATGGTAGATTATATTGAAAAGAAGAAGAAAGTCAAGGTGAACCCAAATTCTATCAAGGAGCAGCTCATCTTATTCTTGAGATGTGATATTGAGAACCCTGCGTTTGATAGTCAGTCAAAGGACAGCATGACAACTCCTTCTAGCAAGTTCGGTTCCAAGTGTGAAGTGACTGACAAGTTCATTGAAAAGCTTGCCAAGATGGGTGTAATGGATGCCGCATGTGCCATCACAGAAGTCAAGGAAAATAAGGTCGCTAAGAAAACGGATGGCGCAAAGACAAAGAGTATTCGTGGCATTCCCAAGCTGACTGACGCGAATTGGGCTGGCACAGACAAATCAAATGAATGTACACTAATTTTAACTGAGGGAGATTCGGCAAAGGCCGGAGTTCTTTCCGGAATGAGACCAGAAGACAGAAATAATTATGGCGTACTACCTTTGAAAGGAAAGATGTTCAATGTGCGAGGTGAACTAAATAAAAAGGTTGCGGAGAATAAGGAAATTACTGAAATCAAGAAAATTCTTGGACTAGAATCTGGAAAGGAATACAAAACGCAAGAGGATGTCAAAAAACATTTGCGATATGGAAAAGTTCTGTTTATGACCGACCAAGATTTGGACGGCAGTCATATCAAGGGTCTAGGAATTAATTTATTCCATTGTGAATGGCCAAGTCTAGCGGAAATTCCTGGTTTTATTGGGTTCATGAATACCCCCATTTTGAAAGCCAGGAAGGGCAAGAATGAGCTCTTGTTTTACAATGACGGGGAATATGAGGATTGGAAGAAGACAAATGATACCAAGGGTTGGACAATCAAATATTACAAGGGTTTGGGGACCAGCACCGGAAAGGAGTTTCGCGAATATTTTGAAAACAAGAAGATTGTTGGATTTGAGCACAATGGTAAGGAAAGTGACGACGCAATTGATATGGTATTCAACAAGAAACGCGCAGATGATCGCAAGGACTGGTTGGAAGATTACAATCGCGAGTCGTATTTAGACACAAGCAATATAACGGTAAGTTATACCGATTTCATAAACAAGGAACTCATCCATTTCTCCAAATATGACTGTGATCGTAGTATACCAAATTTGATGGATGGTCTAAAAACGAGTTTACGAAAGATTCTGTTCTCAGCGTTTAAAAAGGGATTGATAAATGAAATCAAGGTCGCACAGTTTTCAGGATATGTATCAGAACATTCTTGCTACCACCACGGCGAAGCGTCCCTTAATGGCGCGATTGTTGGTATGGCACAGATTTTCGTTGGTTCCAATAATATTAATTTGCTTGTACCGTCGGGACAATTTGGAACACGACTAAAGGGTGGCGATGACAGTGCGTCGGAAAGGTATATCTTCACATTGTTGAACAAACTCACGAGGACAATATTTCCGGCGGCAGATGACAATGTTATCAAATATTTGACAGATGATGGAACTCCAGTGGAACCGATATTCTATGCGCCAATTATTCCTATGGTCCTTGTCAATGGATCGAAAGGAATTGGAACCGGTTTCAGTACCGATATTATGTGCTACAATCCACTAGATATTATCGATTACCTGAAGACAAAGTTGTCAAGCGATACAATTTACGATAAACCTATTTTGCCATATTATGAAGGATTCAAAGGAACCGTTACTAAATTGACGGATCATAAATATTTGATTAAAGGCAATTATGATACAGTTGGCACGGATACAATTCATGTCACCGAATTGCCGGTTGGATTTTGGACCGATGATTTCAAGGAACTGCTGGAATCATTGATTGATCCCGGACAAGACAAGACCGGAAAGAAGATTGTGCCGGTTATCAAGGATTATTGTGATATGAGCAAAGATACGAATGTTGATTTCACTATTACATTTGCTAAGGGAAAGCTGGTGGAACTAGAGAGTTCAAAAGATGACAATGGATGTAATGGAGTGGAGAAGTTGTTGAAGTTGTATACAACCAATACGAATACCAACATGCACCTATTCGATGCGAATGATAAGTTGAAGAAATATGCTACCGTTGAGAATATTATTGATGATTATTTCATTACGCGACTAGACTTGTACGTAAAGAGAAAGGAGTATATGATTCATGCTATTGAAAAGGAGTTACTACTATTGACGAATAAGGCAAAATATATCAAGGAGAATTTGGATGGCACTATTGATTTGCGTAGGAAGACGAAGGATGTAGTTGTTGAAATGTTGAGCAATAAGAAGTATGATATTATGGATAATGATGCTGATTATAAGTATTTGACTAAGATGACAATGGACAGTGTCACAGAAGAGAATGTCAAAAAGTTGTTTGACGAGTGCGAAAATAAGAGTGCGGAATTGAGTGTAATTAAAAGTACTACAATCAATCAAATGTGGTCTGGTGAGCTAGATAATTTACGTGTCGAGTATTTGGAATATAAGGAACAGCGTCAGCGACTAATGGACGGTTGCGAGGCAAAGAAGAAGGTGGTTGTAAAGAAGAAGCTTGTAAAGGTGTAATATATACTTATTATAAAAATATAGAGTAATTTTATTTAATAACAATATAATGAAAACAATTTTAATAACGGGATCATCTGGATTAGTTGGTAGCGCATTTAAAAAAATTGCACCTGACTACAATTATAATTTTATTTTTTCAACATCGGGTGATGCCGATTTGACAAATTATGCTGAGTCTAAGGCATTGTTTGACATTATTAAACCTCATTATGTGATTCATTTGGCAGCATGTGTTGGTGGCTTATATAAAAATATGAATTTCAAAGTCGACATGTTAGAGAAGAATCTTCAAATCAACTTGAATGTATTGAAATGTGCGCACGAGGTAAAAGTTGAAAAGTGTGTGTATTTTATCCACTTGTATTTTTCCCGACAAAACCACTTATCCTATTGACGAGACAATGCTACACAATGGTCCACCACATTTTTCAAATGACGCATATGCTTATGCGAAGAGAATTATGGAAGTTCATTGTCGCGCTTACAATGAACAATACAATACCAACTTTTCATGTATCATTCCAACCAATATTTATGGTACAAATGACAATTATTCTCTTGAAGATGGTCATGTTATTCCATCACTCATTCACAAATGCTACTTGGCAAAAGAACAACAGATTCCATTTGAGGTTCGCGGGTCCGGTGCCCCCTTGCGGCAATTCATATTCAGCGAAGATCTTGCCAAGATTATCATGGATTGTCTCGAACTCCTGAATAGAGAAAACTTGATTGTATCGACAACCGAAGAGTATTCAATTAAAGATATCGCGTTTAATATTGCGAGAGAGTTTGAGTATGAAGAGCATATTGTATTTAATAAACAATATGCTGATGGACAATTCAAAAAGACTTCCAGTAATGAAAAATTAAAAGGTAAGATACCCGAACTGAAATTTACGGATATAAAATATGGAATCCAGAAGTCAGTCGATTTTTTCAAGGAAAACTTTGCTTCATGCCGGAAATAACTGCGGATAATAGCCCCCCATCAAAATTTGAATACAGTATATGTCATATATACTGTTCACATAATCATAACATTTTTTTTTCGCATATTCAATGCTTTCTTCAAATGAAGGGTTGGGTAACAATTGTCGATACAATAACCCTGGGAATGGAACATCGTCTGTAACATATATTTCTATAGTGTATACAAATCTATCACATGGTATGATATATGTCTCAATAGTGGGTCTAGGTGCTGTAGTAGAAATAATGCTCAAACTAGCATATCGCAAATCATATTGTTCATTTATCCAAGGGTGCTCACTCTCTGTATTATATCCAAGCGAACACATGATTCGCGGGAGTTGAATGCTTACATTGTAACGTATATTTGGTTGTATACACGCAATCATGTAATTAGCATCGGCATTCATAAGAGAACCCGGAGGCGCCTCCATAAATTGAAATGCGTCATTTTCAATACATACTGTTCCAGTGAATGTATTCAATTCGCGGGTTAAATTAGTGTATATATTACCCTGTTGTTGGTAATCGATATCACACAACAAATACTCTTCACCGTCAATAAATGTTCGCGGTGGTAATCCAGCCCAATAGTACAATGAATCGTAATAATCGTTTGTTGTAAAATATGAGCCATAAATGCGAAACAGGGCAAAATAATGGTGTAGGGGATCTAGTTCAACAGTCAAATTGAATTGGCTTGATTTGTCCATAAGTTCAGTCGTTTGTAATAGATCAATATCTTTTACGTGATAAAATGATGATACCAAATCGCTTGTATCATATACCTGAATTGAAAAATATGTTGCGGCAGGATGATTTGGCAAAAATAATATTTCTTTATCATTACTTATTATACGAAAATTACTCGTATCTGGGGGTATAATCATTCCAAAATAGATCGCATTGTCATCAGGATAAACAATATTGAAATGATTATCAATTGAATCAAAACGATAATTCCAACTACATTTGTGAGAGTGCGCCTCATTAAATATGGTAGTAAAGGCAAACAGAAAATGATGTATGTTCATATACATAAATATACATTATTCGGTTTAAGCATTTTTCTAAAACCACTTTTTACGAAGTTTCGGCGAAGCAAGGAAAAGTTGAACAAAACAGATAAGGGGGGTTACGGGGGATTTGCCTCCGCGGAGAACAAAACTTTGGCTCCACCTTTTCCAAAGGTGGATTTACTAAAACCAAGGTTTTAAAACAAGTTCCCTGTCATTGTTGTTTGCCATAACAGGGTGAGCAATAGGAACAGCCAATGTGCTCACATCACTTATATATTTCATATATCCTTGCGCTTCACTGTAAACTTGTTGTATACAGTAATTTAACACAATTTTGTTCAATTCGGTAACTTGCTGTGGAATATCATATGGTAAATTTGAAGCATGTTGTAAATATACGCTTCGCATAATAATCTTTAACGAATCACAATCTTGAGGACCAATTAAATATTGATTGTTGGAACGTTCATATACACCAGCTCGTATTCCATTTTGTAAAATCTTTATATTTTGATGAGAGAAAAAAGCCCTAGATAAATCAGTGTCATTCCACAGCCCTTCGGTAGGATTTCTAAATGTTACACATTGGTTCGCTGGTATTTTATCATACATTTGAAACAAAGAAGATGTATTTGGGCTTTTAATATCTACACGTCCATTATTTACACTGTTCATTTACACTATTAAAATATTATTTTTTATATACTTATTTATATGTTGGGAGATTTTCAAAAAATGGTTCTTTATGGAGCTATAATAATTTTAATTATCGCATTGGTATTGATTGGTATAGCTTTGCGGTATTCTAGTGCGAAGAATTGGCCTCCTATAATACCCGATTGCCCTGATTATTGGTTAATTGATGGTTCTGGCAACAATACAACTTGTATCAATGTTAAGGATTTAGGAACTTGCCCTCCTAAAGATGGTAAACACTTAACAATGAATTTTAATGACCCTTTATTTATAGGAGATAATGGAGCTCGTGCGAAGTATGACTGGGCAAAAAAATGCCACATTTCATGGGATGGTGTTACATATGGTGTTGAACCGCCGGCTTAACAACTGTGCTACGCTTAACAACTGTGCTATGCTTAACAACTGTGCTATGCTTAACAACTGTGCTATGCTTAACAACTGTGCTACGCTTAACAACTGTGCTACGCTTAATATTTGTATTTATTTTGACATAAAAAGTTCTCAATTAAAATAGAATGGATCAATTGAATATCAATTCTATTTTAAACAGAAAAGATCAAGAAACAGCAATAAAAACAATATTGACCAATTTTGAACAAAACAAGAATAATCCATTATTCAAAAAAGGTATTTATATTTGTGGTGACCCCGGCACTGGTAAAACATCGTTTGTTGTTAAAATCTTGACAGAATTGAACTATGATATTGTGAAATATGATGCTGGTGATATCCGGAATAAAACGGTGATTGATGATATAACGGAACGCAATATGTCAGATAAAAATATTATGAGCATGTTCAATAAAAAAATTAAGAAGATAGCAATACTGATGGACGAAATTGATGGGATGAACAATGGAGACAAAGGTGGTATCAATACACTAATCAAGCTAATACGTCCAAAAAAGACCAAAAAACAAAAGTTAGAAGAGGTTTCGATGAATCCAATTATTTGTATCGGCAATTATCGTGTCGATAAAAAGATAAAAGAATTGATGAAAGTGTGTAACACAATCGAACTAAAAACTCCTTTGCCAACCCAAATCATGACTGTTATTGACACATTATTGCCCACGGCAGAGATAAGTGTAAAAAACAAGATGGTTGACTTTGCTCAGGGCGACTTGAGAAAACTAAATAGTATTTATAATATTTATTGTAAAAACCCTTCGCTATTTAGCAATGATACGATTGAATCTATTCTTCAGTTGAAATCATATAATGATGATACCAAAAAAATTACACATAAACTAATCAATGGATATTATTCGATTGATGAGCATACAAATATTATGAATGAAACTGATCGCACAAGTGTTGGACTATTATGGCACGAAAATATAATTGATGTTCTTGAAAAAACTAATAAACAAGTATCAATACCATTTTACATCAAACAATTGGATAATATTTGTTTTGCCGATTATATTGATCGCATCACATTCCAGAAACAAATTTGGCAATTCAATGAAATGAGTTCATTAATTAAAACACTCAAAAATAATAAAATGTATCATACAGAATTCAAGCAAAAAGTAAAATATAATCCAACCGAAGTTCGCTTTACAAAGGTATTGACCAAATATTCAACAGAATACAATAATTCTTTGTTTCTACAGAATTTGTGTCAACAATTGGGAATGGACAAAAAAGATTTGTATGGTTTTTTTGTAGAATTAAAAACCAAGTATGATGATGCGCAAATTCAAGCATTGTTGGAAAATTATGAAATTAGCAAATTGGATATTAATCGTATTTATAGATACTTGGACAAATATACAACCGAAAATGCTCCCGATACGGAAGATAAAGAAATTGAGATTGAACCCGAAATAGAAGAGGAAACTCTCTTTTAGAAATCCACCTTTAGAAATCCACCTTTAGAAATCCACCTTTAGAAAAGGTGGAGCCAAAGCGGATAAGGATGTGAGCGCCAAAATGGATAAGGCTGTGAGCGCAGCCAAGTGGTTGTATACAAATTAATTATTTGTATACAAAATTGTTTATGAAAGAGAGTTCGCCGCAGCAACCTTTGTCTTAATTTGGTCTTGAATAATTTGTCTTATCTTGTTATCAAGATAATTGAGTTTCTCTTTTAGCGCGTGATTTTCAGCAGCTAGATTATTAATTATGCCCGTAAGTTCATTAACCTTTTGGTCATTATTCAAATTATTGAAATTCATTTGCTTTTCCTCCATTTCCTTGGCGCGCTTGGCCTGGATCTCATTAATTTGCTTGGATACATCGGGTTTATAGTCGATCTTACCCGGCTCATATGTTTTTAATACCTCATCCACTTGATCCATGTAAAAGGCTTTCAAATCTGGCTGCTTAATAAAATCATCCACCGTCTTTTCGGAGGGCATCACAAATTGATTAGGGGCATCTTTCAAAGCTGTTTTCTTATCAAATGAATTATGCTCATGTGAAAATACCAAAATAGTCTTGGTTGTTTCCAGTTGAACAAATGGGATCGTATATGCTTTCAAGAAATCCCTCTCTTCGGCCACACACGCAGTTTCAGTGTAACGTGTTTGCTTCAATAAATCGCGTTTAAACGCAAATGTCGCGGCAGTCGCATGCGACGCATGATACGGTCCAAATTTATACATTTTGTCGATGTGCTTGAAATAAATGTGCATTTCACTGGATCCAGCACACAATGCGGTTGGAGTTTGCTTAAGCATATCTACCGCATGGCTTACTCTCTCGGGTGGGTAATAATCGTCATCGTCCATGTAAACTATCACCTCCCCACTACTCTTATCATGGGCAACATTTCGCTTCTTACCCAATGTCATCTTTTCAGTATACCTAAAGTATTTTACCTGGGGAATATGTTTCACAAGGTCCTCAATTGGGTCGGTTCCATCATCGATAATAATCCACTCCATAAGATCCTTGGAATATGTTTGATGCTCAAAACATTTAATCATATATGGAATAAATGGACGACGGTTAAATGTTGGAGTGCATATACTTACGAATGGGCGCTTTGATAGCTTATATTTCCTGATTGGCATCTGTTTCTCCATTTCAACCTTGGTAGTTTATTGTATTGACATCTCTCTAAATCATAATCTATACTTTTTACCAAATCGCTTCAATTCATGAACCAATCGCTTTCCACCATTTTGTTTGAACAAATTTAGACCCATCATTTCAAATCCCGACTCCTTGCTTTTGCTACATTTTGATTTAACCGCCTGAACATCCGGAACCAATGGTGTTAAACCGGTCAAGTCAACTGATTTGAATATATCAATGGATATGAATCCCCACAAAATTAATCCTGTAATAACAACGGACCAGATCCCCTCAAATGTTCCCAAACGAGTAAATGCGGAAATTATAACCATCACACTAAATATTGCCATTATCAATACTTTGAAATATGCGAACATCTTCGTTACTATTTTTCCAACTGTTATTGGTGTTGCTTCATCATTAAAGTTTGCCTCATATGAAAGACCTGAAAATATTGTAAATATATGTGTTAATGATGGCAATAACATTGTAAGAGGGAAAGCAAGAACTGTAATAATAATACCCACTGTGAAGAATGATAACATAAGCCACAAATTAAATAGGTAGGTCCAAGGCTCTTGGAATGCGGAACGATTTACCCACTTGGGGGGTTTTTCAGTATTTGCGTTTTCATTTTTCATAAAAAACCAGCTGGCATTGATTACCCAAAGAGCAAACGCATATATGTTACCAGATATGAAAATTATATTTGAGAGAAATCCCATTATTAATGGACCAAACAATACAATCACTGTTTCGGGTAAAAATTGGTTCATTGCGTTTAAGATTACATTATAGGCCATGTTGTAAAAACTCATTAGACTTTCAGCAACAGAGGCATAATAATTTCCAATAAAATTTGAATCTGGACTGTTTTTGTAATTTCGCAGCATATCTAAGAACCAATTCTTTTTGTTTGATTCATTGTATGGAAATTGGAGTTTCATCGAATTTTTGTCAAATTTAAATATGTTGATTAATATTTCCTTGATGACAGGATCTTGGGTTGTATACGGGGCGCAATTTATATCTGTAGGCAGTATATTCGATTGGGCAAGCTTACATGCGTATAAGACTAGTCCACTGAATGAAAAATATACAACTACACCCAAAATAAAGTAGGCTAACGATAATAAAAAGTTTCCTATATTCTTTAAATTTGTGGTTGGGGTTGTTGTATCTTCCTTTTTTTTATCTAAATCAGGAGTTTCTGCTGAAGACATGATTACTATATTTACGGTATAATAAAAATTCGCTTTGAAAAATCCACTTTTGAAAAAAGTGGATCAAAATTTTGTTCCCTTTTTCTAAAAGCGATTAAAATAAAATATCCGTAGATGTTATATGAAGTTTCGATACGATATTTTATTTTTATTGCTTGTCATTATTTTTGTATCGACATTGAATACATATTTTTCTGTCGAGGGATTTACAAGTAATGTAACGAGAGACTTGGGAAAACCAGATACTACTCATTCTGTGGATATGCCGTTGACTACAACCTACAGTTGTAATAATTTTTGCGGGCCTACTGCTCGTTGTTCGATAACAGGTCAGCAATGTTTTGCAGATATTGATTGCCCAGGTTGCCAGCCATATGTGCCACCTTTAACCCGAGACCAGACAGAGTTCATTTCGGGAAATGATGATGCGGGAAAAATGACGGTAGGAGTTACCCCAACATATTCTACCCTGACAACGGATATTGGAACACAGGCTACAGTGATTACAGATGAAAATAAACCGGTTACAATGGATCATGGCGTCAACACGTGGAGGGCGTCATTTAATGAAGATATGAAATTATTCAATAAACGATACAAACCTCCATCAAGAGAATATCCCAAATATCCTCCGCGATTAACATTATCAGGTGAATTTGTTGATAACGGACCTTTACAATCGAACGCATATTTTTAAAAAGAGTTGTCCCAAATCCGCTGTGGGGGGGCTTACGGGGGTTTACCCCCGTCTAAAAAATTGATTATTATTTTACTATTTGATTATATTTATTATTATAATCAAATGTCATTAGAGCAACAATTGCTCGACCTAATAGCAGAATCCAAGTTAGCTACATATAAAGTGACTGAAACTGCTGAAAAATATTATCCAAATGTATACAATCGAGCTCTTATAGTTGCTGACCGAAATAGACACTACTACAATAAGAAAATCGCTATATTGAAACAGCGAATTGAACACGAAAACATGCCGCCAGGTATACAGAAGGATCAACTAGCAGCGATAATAAAGCATAAACAGTCAGCATTTCGCATCACAAAAGATTTTGATGCTACTGATATTGAGATAAAATATTTTGTGTTCACAGATAAAATGTTACATGTTATGTGTCCAATCCAAACAAATGAATATTATCACTCTAAAAAGGTCAAGGGTTACATAGCACAAATTAAACATTGTTTGGAAGTAAAAAATGATGTTCGATTATATAAATTATTTCAAAGTTTGTTGGCTTTATTTGACTTGAAAAAAAGCACTATAATTGATAACTGTATTGTCGCGATATATTCGCTTATAAAACATGTAACACATATTGGTCCTATTCAAGAATTTATTGGTCTGTATGTTGCGTTGTATGCGATTCCCGAGTATACGGACAAAGTTAGGATGTTAAAAATCGTTCTGCCTATTCCTGAAGATACTATTTGTGAAATTTTATCCTTTGTAAATGAAGGATTATTGTCCCGATATGAGGTAGATACTATGGTATATTCGACATTTTAAATTTACTTATATGTAAATATAAATCCGGCTGAATTATTTCTTTTTCCTGCTAAAACCTCGTCTATCTTCAAGATTTTTTCAATGTGATATTCTTTTTGTAAATCCACCTTTGTGAAAGCGTTTAGCGAAGCAAGAAGCCAAATATAAGGTGGATTACGTTGCATACGTGAGTCCCGCATTTCCACCAACAAATGTGACCATATTGATGCGCTCTTCCATAACATATAAATTGTAATTATAATTGTAAATTCTCCACGTTGGTTTATTAATTCCGACAATTTCTCCCGTATCTGGGTCACAAATCGTGAGAACCTGCGCTAATGGATCGAGCGGAGGAGTGATTGTGGTAAACTCGAATTGGATATTTGTAAATCTGTTCATATTCATTGCGCCACTGGGTTGTAAATCGTAAGGCGAAGTATTCAAACAAAAGTTATAACAGTATAGACCTTCAGGAGCATTGGATGCAGTTCTTGTATATTTTTCAACGTAATTGTATACCCCAGCCGGCAATATGTTCTCTCGGTATTGTCCATCAAGAAGTATCCCAAGACCAACAAGGATGTCCTTAATATTAGCTGGATTGTATACGCCTGTTATCATTAGTCCAGATGGTGAACCATCGGGATTCGTTCCCGGGCCCAAGAATATAGGAGGAGGCGTAGGATTTGGATAGGTGCCTCCTGTTGGCGCTGCTTCTTCCCCATAAGGCATATAATTATACGGCCAATTTGTGTAATTGGACCATTCATTGCGTAAATTCGCATCTGACCGCTGGAAATAAAACATCCATCCACTTACAAGACCTAATGAATCCAAGTCGACTTTATTTTGACCAGTAACATTGTAGAAGACTCTCTCATGTGCTTGCCTAAACAAATACTTTTGTTCATTCTTAGCAAAGAGTCGGGACTCATCATTCGAGAGAAAACAATACGTACAGTTCAAGTTTATATCAGTGTTCCAAATAGACCTCGTATCCAAGTAAGAAGCGATCCCTAACTCGATATCGGGAGGTGTTTGTAGGAACCGATACATCTGCATATAAAACTGGTTAAAGTTCGGCGCAACATATGGGAAATTATTCGCAACATCATATACATCACGTATCCGGAACAGTTGATTAATTGGACGGAATGTCACATGAATGTGAAGCTCATTGTATTGTAGCGCAACAAGCGGGAACGCCATTTGGGTCTTCAAATTGAACCACGCACCCAGCGGTATGTATAAAATACGCCCATTAATGGAAGGCTCCGCCCCCGCGGGACTATCCGTATAATACGCATTTGGGTATTTCCCTCCGCGTCCCAACGCATTTGCGGGATCGTTCAATTCGGGAACATTCCCAATCATTTGATTGAATAAATTTTTCTTTTCCGTTGAAAAATCGCGCTGGACAACAGATAACAGATATTGGCCAGAAAACTCCTGTAGAGTCTGGTTACCACAAGTAATTCGAATATTGCTAATCATTTGAGCACCCAAGTTATCTATCCATTTGAATTCGTATGGCTGCCAATCAGTGTATGTAGTGGACCCATCTGCGTTTTGAATGGCTTGAGGAGGAAGTATGGGAGACCATATGCTGGGTAACGCAACAGATAAATAACAGTCCATCAAGAGATCCGCATACCGCTTGACTTTAAACATGTATGTGGACTCCTCGGCAAGCCTCAGTTGTGGTGTTCCCTCAAAATCCAGCCGAAAATTTTGTTTTCCAAAATTCGTATATTTTTGATATACGCCCTTCCAAAATGTTTTACTAGGATTTCCATTCAATATAATATTTTGTTGACCTTCACTTACTAAATTCATAAGACCGCCGGCCATATTGTATGTTAATATATATAACTATTTAATTCTAAATATTTTTATTACTAAATATGATTTTTCAGGCGAAAAAATAATATGATATATTAGATAATGTCGGCAGTGTCAACAAAAGCAAACAATGTTTTTAATACATTAAAAAATCTCAATGAAGGGTTTGTCTCGTATATGATTTTAGCAATGATTTTGACAATATTGTTCATTGTAATAACATACATAATAAGGATTACACAACTCAACAAGACTGAATGTAATTTTATGAATACTTTATACCCAAGTATTAATGGAAATATATCTCCAATCGCTTCTGGTGTAGCGGATTTAAGTGGCAATTTGTATGACTACTATGTTAAAACAGCATACAACGCATGTAGTGGCGGCTCTTATAAAAATGATGTGGTTGACATATGTAACTTGAAGGCCGTTATTAAACAAGGAGTTCGGTGCCTCGATTTTGAGATTTACTCGATTGATAATAGTCCGGTTGTGTCCACTAGCACAAGTGAGAGTTTTTATGTGAAAGAAACATTTAACAGTGTGCCCTTTGCGAGTGTCATGAAGACAATACAAGATTACGCTATGGGCAGCCCTGGAACAACAACATCTTCTGCCAGTCTAACATGTCCCAACTCCAGCGATCCACTTATTATCCATTTGCGTTTCAAATCAAACAATCAGCAAATGTATTCGAAACTAGCCGAAATTTTTAAACAATACCAATCATACATGTTGGATGGTACATACAGTTATGAAAATCATGGGAGAAATATAGGCGTTATGCCCCTTCTCAATTTTCAAAACAAAATTATTTTGATTGTTGACAAGAACAATAATTCATTCTTGGACAATACCGATTTTATGGAGTTTGTTAATTTAACAAGTAGTTCGGTATTCATGCGAGCATACCCGTATCACGAAGTAAGTAATGTCCAAGATATTGTGGAATTGACCACATACAATAAAACTGCCATGACAATCGTGTTACCTGACAATGGTGTGAATCCTGTGAATCCTTCTGGAATGTTGTCGAGAGAAATGGGGTGTCAAATGGTGGCAATGAGGTATCAATATGTGGATGCGCTCTTGGAAGAAAATACGGCATTCTTTAACCGATGTGGATATGCGTTTTGTTTGAAACCGCAGCGTTTACGCAATGTTGTTATTACTGTGGCAGAGCCAACACCTCAAAAACCGGAATTGTCTTATGCGACGAGAAACATTGCTACCGATTTCTACAATTTTGAGATCTAATCCACATCTCTTTTACACCTTCGGACAATTAAACCGCCGATTTATATATCGCCATCTCGGCTATGCCGAGATGCTGAATATAACAAAGGAGGTTTATCAGTCACGAAGTAACCGGTTACCTTTAGACATTCAAAGACGCCGACCGCAAGAGTCGGCGTTTAGAATGTCTAAAGGTGTAGAAACCAGGGAACCAAGGTTCCCCGAACCCCTCCTTCTTCTCTTTTAGAAAAAAGAACAAAAATATTTTTGTTCTTCTTTTTTATTTTAAACATAATTTAAAATCGGCACATATAATAGGCATTGCTCTAAATGGTTGGAACAAAATGTGACAAATCATTGACATTTCAAGAATGTGAATTAGCCATTTTACGTACTGCGGTTGATATGGCAGAAGCCAAAATGGGCAACAGACTTGTGAACACTCCAGAGGTTCAAGATATGATTCGCATCGTTGAGGATTTCATCAAAAAGAAGAACCTCATTTGTTACGGAGGCGTTGCGATTGATGCCCTTCTCCCCGAACAAGACAAGATATATGACAAGAATATTGAGCTGAGTGATTATGACTTTTTCACACCCAATGCTCTTGAAGACGCAAAAGAGTTGGCCGAGTTGTATGTCAAAAACGGTTACACTGAAGTTGAGGCAAAGGCTGGCAGTCACCAAGGCACATTCAAAGTATTTTGTAATTTCCTTGGTGTAGCCGATTTGACGTATATTCCCAAAGAACTGTTCAATGCGATTAAGCGCGATGCGGTTCGTGTCAAAGGTATCCTATACTGCCCGCCTAATTTTTTGAAAATGTCAATGTATTTAGAACTTTCGAGGCCCGCAGGCCAAATTGATCGATTTGAAAAGGTGTTCAAACGTCTTACACTATTGAACAAGTATTATCCGCTCACATCGCGCATTTGTGATGCCGTCGATTTTCAACGCGGGATGAGTGATACAACTCAGGAAGATGAGATTTTCGAAAATGTTCGCAGTACTTTGGTGAACCAAGGAGTCGTATTTTTTGGCGGATATGCGATTTCCCTCTACTCCAAATACATGCCCGCAAAATTACAAAAGCGTGTAGAACACATTGCGGATTTTGAAGTGTTATCCAATGACCCCGATACAACATGTGAAATTGTGAAGGAGCGCCTAAAAGACATTGGTGTCACAAATGTCAAAATAGTAAAACAAGCCCCTGTTGGCGAGATTATTCCTGAACACTATGAAATCAAGATTGGAAAGGATACAATTGCCTTTGTATACAAACCAATTGCTTGCCACAGCTACAACACAATATACATTCACGGGCAACAAGTGAAAATTGCGACTATTGACACCATGTTGAGTTTCTTTTTAGCATTTTTGTATGCCGATCGTCCATATTATAATGATTTCTCCGACCGTATTGTTTGTATGTCGAAATTTTTATTCGAGGTCCAACAGAGAAATCGTCTTGAGCAAAAGGGGTTACTTCGCAGATTCAGCATCACCTGTTATGGCCACCAAGAATCGGTGGAGGAAATGCGCGCACACAAGGCAGAAATGTATCAGGAGTTGAAGAGCAAGAGAGGAACGCGTGAATTTGATGAGTGGTTCTTGAACTATAGACCAACTAAAAGGACTGAAAAAAAGGCACCAAAGGAAAAGGCACCAAAGGAAAAGCAACCAAAGGACAAAAAGAAGAAAAAGAGAACTAAGAAGGCCAAGGGGTTTTGGGGTGGTTATACACGCAAAAAACGACTATGAGAAAGGTTTCAGCGAAGCAACAGCCAAATAAACAATCGTTTTGCTCCACTTTTTCTAAAAGTGGGCTAGAAGCAATACGTATCCAAAAGTATTTCAAATATATCACGAACAATGACAGAAAGAATTTTGTATATTAGATAGTCATCATTTACGTGTCGTTTTTTCAAGTATACAATAATACAAACTATTTTCAGTATACAGAATTCTCCAATACTCTTTATGTGTTGAACCGATTTGCTAAATGTGCTCCAATCTTCTACATAACTACACATTTCTGTATTCGATTGTTTCATGAAAAAATGATGAATATCAAGTAACCCTGACAATGTCCTATGATAATTGGTTGGTTCATTTTTTACATTCCATATATGCGCAATTTTATTAAAACTGGATAAATTCAAATATAATCTCTTTTTTCCAGGTTCTTGTTGAAAAATATATGGATTAACACCATCCACATATTTCTCCTTATATGTTACGCAACCATCTGTCACAAATGGTATGAAACTTGATTTGACGATAGTATTCATGATATCATCGACATCTTTATAAACACATTTTACGGGTTTTGTTCCCTTTTGAATATTATTGTATGTGATATACAACATGTTATTCAATTTAGCGCATACATCGGTCGGGATTTTGTCGCCTAATAATGATTTTAATTGATTCAATACAGTAAAATTATGGGTGCGTCTAATTTCATGATAGATTGTTGTGTACAACTCTGTCATTGTATCCAGAGAATCAATTACATATAGAAATCCAACAAGTGATCCAATACTACATCCTGATATTCGATCCACCTTTATATGCCCCCGTTTTTCTAGTTCCTTCAAGAAATATAATGCTCCTAACAAATAACTTCCGTTGAATGCTCCTCCGTCTAAAATTACATCCACTGTTAAATTGGTGGGATGTATCGGCATATTGTCAATTAATTTAATTGCGTATTCACGAATCATAGAACTAGTATATGATAACATTTACTAGTTCTAATTAAAACATATTGAAATCAAAATCTATCGAAATCAAAATCTATTGAAATTCATAGTTACTTTGTTTAATAAATAAAACAATAATCCAAACAGAACACTGTTAAATAAGAAGCCATTGATGTTCAAATTACCATCTTTGGAAAATAAGATTGGAAAATAGGAAAATAAATACCTCCTGAAGATCGGCAACTGAAAGAGGAAATACAAAACCGCAAGTAAAATGGGGGTTTGGATTTCATTATACATCTCGTCCAACGAATCACTTTGGCCAACACCCCGATTATATTGGTTGATTATGTCATTTGCGTCCTCATGTTCCTTGATGTAATCCACATGAGTTGTTTGAGGCATGTAATTTGGTTGTGTTTGGATATCATTTGTAATATTTGTTGGGTTCATAGGCATGTCTCGAGAAGCCAACTGAGTCGCACCTGTAGTTGTTGCTTGTTGAAGTCCGCTTACAAGTTGACTTATTGTCGATTGGTCCATTTGTTTTTCTGTTGCCGTAATAGAAATATTGTTTCCACCGCCAGTTGGGTCGGTGGGTAAATCCATGATACTTGTTGAATCGCCCATAACTAGTATGTAGAATGATTGATTTTAATAATTACGCATCCTCCCACCTTTAAAAAAGGTGGAGCCAAATCAACCTTTAAGAAAGGTTGAGCCAAAAATATTCTCTTGCTTCGATTAAAAACGCTTTATCATATATTGACTGTAATTTGGCTCCACCTTTTCTAAAGGTGGATTCTAAAACTCGACCGTTTTCTTTTGTGCGTTACATTTTGTAGGATTAACTGAATATTTGTAACATTTGTTGTCCTGTCCATAAATTTTATCCTTAATTTCCTCCAAGGGAGGAGCGCGAAACAATATACAATTTTTATCTTTACAAACGATTCTAAATAATGAGGCGAGCCCAAATCCCAATAAAACTGACATCATATATTTTCCAGTTTTTGTGTGAACAAATTTTCCAAGCT